ATGCTGCCACGCTTGGTCTTCTAGATGCTCTTGGGGTTAACCTTAACCCTGCGATCATTTGGAATGCCATACCGTTCTCGTTCGTCGTCGATTGGGTCCTCAAAGTTGGGGACGCTCTCGAAACGTTCAAGGTTGATAACATGGAACCTCAGATAAACATACATCAATACCTGTGGTCGATCAAACGTAAGAGAAGCATTGAGGTCAAGATTGGTGTTTCCACCAATATTGTTCAACCTGTTTCTCACGCTGACCGATCATTGGTTTCGCTCCCACTGGTCCACGAAGAGGCTTACGGCCGCTTCACGGATTACCCAGTGAGTTCTAGCCAAGTATTGGCATCCGGACTAAGCTCTGGTGAGCTTGTCCTCGGAGCTGCTCTCGTGACCGCAATAAGCGGCCGTAAGCGCAGCGCACGGTAGTTAATACCGGTCAAGCCGTATAAACGGCATAACAGATAGATAACAACTATGGCATTTCCTGCCAATCTAACAAGTAATGAAGTGAAGGATCGTGCTGGCGTTGAACAAGAGTTCATCCGCATCAGCACAGGCCCCGGCCGGGAAACACTCTTCGCCAAAAGCGGAGAGATTCCTGCACGCCCCCACCGTATCAGCGTTCGACACGCTGAAACCGGTAGTGGCTTAACCCGTCGTCGACGTTCTGTGTTGCGTGTCGACCTGACCCATTTGGGTCATGTCGACAACACAAAGACCGTCACGACCAGTGCCTACGTCGTATTGGATGCTCCCGTTGGGAACATCACTACGTCTAATGAGGCAACTGATTGTATCGCCAATCTGATTCAGATGCTTGCAACACAAGGTGCTGCAGAGACAACTGTTCGGCTTGACGGTACAGGTTACGGTGCCGCTGCACTCCGCTACGGCGAGCTGTAAAGCTCGTTGTAGAAGAGTGCACGTCCTACTTACATTACAGGTTATTATGACCTGGATGTATGTAACTGCCTGAGTAGCTTGAAACACCTAGCCACCTCATCGGACCAATGGTCAGTGTAAAGACTCGTCGCTCATTGTAAAGCGAGATGTGCAATAAACTGAACAAGTGCCTGTGAGGAGCCGGTATGACCCGTAAGGGGACACACTGTATCTGATCTTATCTTAAAAGATAGTGATGCAGACAGTTAAGTGTCAAGCAATGCGGGGGTGGCGCAATGGGCTGAGTTTGGTGATTCTCTTTACGAAAATACCACCGTCGTCATCGACGACCGTGTAAAATCGAAAGATGTCGCCTTCTTCAGCACCGTTGCACACCTCCGCTCTCATGGTATCGAATTCATCTTGCGTAAGTGGCTCGTCTGGCCCGCTCATACTCGTAAGAGTATAGAGGTCCAGGTCTTGCTGCTTATGCTTGCTGAATCCGACAGATATGGATGGATTATTCATATTTGGTCCTTTCATTCGTAGTTGAAACATGGATCGTGGATTGGTACGGTATGCCTGCTAACAGTGAATTCCTTATGGAACCACATAACAGGTTAGACAATGTTGTTCACATTATCGCCGCACTTCTCCGCGACGTTCAAATACGTCATGGATCGGTGTTCAACATCACTGCACTAAGCAAAACCTTGAAGAAGGTTAAGTCTAGATGCAGTCACGAAGGAACGGGTTTTCTCACGAAAACCCTGCTTCATCTGGGAAAGGCCTTTGACAAGGCTCTTTCAGGACATACACCATTGAACTCAATCAGTTTAGGATTTGAACCCTATCCTGGTTGTAAGTTTCCTAGATTTCTAGGTGAACTTTTCAATCGCGTACTCCAGCCAGATGGAACTGTCCTTCGGTACCCTGACGCAACTTGCGTCGAGTCAATCAGGCAACTCTTATATGCTTTTAGCAAATATGAGTTACCTTACACAGATGAGCAAGTACAACAAGTCATCTCCAAGTTCGAAAGAACCGAGAGTGACCTATCGACTACGTCAACTATGCTGGACTCGCTGTCTAGCGAAGTTGCCGCCATTACTTCTAGCCGCCGCAGAACTCCTAAGAGTTCTTCGATGGTGGAAGTAACACGAGAAGCACGGATACTCTTATCGAGAGTATTCGCCTTCTTTAATCCCAGAGACATTATTCCCAGACATGGACCTGGAGCCGTTGCCACCCGGCAGCAGCTTTGGGCCAAGTTTGAGTTTACTAATGTCTCTTCGCGTATCACGGAACTATACCCTCTTGATGAGTACTATTACGCATCACTAGGACACGTCTGTGATGACATGCATGGGATAACCCACATGTCTGATCGAGACCTACCGGCACGAGTTTGTCTCGTGCCTAAGGACTCGCGTGGCCCCCGACTAATCTCATGTGAACCCGTTGATTTTCAATGGATTCAGCAGGGATTAGCACGGAAGCTCGTCGAGCATGTTGAGAGCATTAAACTGACAAAGTTTAATGTTTTCTTCACGGACCAAGAGCCGAATCGTCGAGGAGCCTGGTTAGGCTCCAAGACGGGACGGTATGCTACACTAGACCTCAACGAGGCTAGTGATCGCATCTCCCTTAGTCTTGTACGCCTGCTCTTCCCTGAACACATCCGTGTGTACTTGGAAGCATGCAGAAGCACATCTACGGAGTTACCGAACGGTAAGGTATTGCCCTTAAAGAAGTACGCGCCCATGGGAAGCAGTCTCTGCTTTCCTGTGCTCGCACTCTCTGTATGGGCCCTTCTCACCGCCGGTTCTCCCGACGCAGATACTCGCGAGAGTATCTTAGTGTACGGTGATGATGTCATTGTCCCCACGGCTTTCGCCGCGAACGCAATGAGCATCCTCGAGTCTTTTGGGTTGAAAATCAACCAAGACAAGAGCTGCACCAGTGGACTCTTTAGAGAGTCATGTGGCATGGACGCCTTCGCAGGCGTCAACGTCACACCAGTCCGTTTTCGGACTGTCTGGACAGATTCACCCTCCCCGGAGTCTTATTGTAGCTGGATCGCTTATGCGAACCAGTTGTACGATAAGAAGTACTATCACACTTACGATCATATCGTGAGCAAAATCCTCTCTGTTTACAGAGAGGTTCCGTCGGACGATATGTCTCTGACATGTCCTTCGTTGCGATCAGTACCTGAGGCTAGCTTGCCGAAGAGACGTAGATGGAACCCGAACTTGCAAAAGTTCGAGTATCGCGTTTACGTCTCCAAGTCAAGACTTATCACTCATGAAATGCCTGGCTGGCTGATGCTACTTCGGTTCTTCACCGAGGCTGCAAAACCACCACTCATTCCAATAAGTAACACTAAGAAAAGTGATCTAAGGGAATTTGATCCCATTTCACCTTTCTCAGTCCGTCAGGTATTATCCAAAGAAGAAGGTGGACGTCATACTCCATTCTTCACTAACTACCGCCCACAGTTCTACTTCCGTACAACTGACGTTACTGGCGTAGTTAACTTACCTGAAGGTGTTGAAATGGT